TGGATCTGTCATGGTGTGCCTCATCTGCCTAACCCTTCAACTCCCGGCCCGCCCACGGACTCCCCAAGTCGTCTCCCTAGTGTCAGGGCGGGCCACTTTTTCGGCACTGGCGAGCGTCGCCGATGTCAACAACCCAGAAAACTGACATCTTTATCAGAGTGACGTTTTGAGGGCGGCGCTCACCAATGCCGAGACACTGACAGGACATTCCCATGACAGATCCAATCAATCTCTACGTAGATTCTTCGGATAGCGCGCTGGACTTATCGGATTTCAAAACGGCCTACGGTCGATTGAATGATGTTCACCAAGACCTACTGCTGCGTCAGCCTCACGATTACGAAATGCTCTACGCGGCTTTGGACTTCCTTCTGGAAGAAACGAAAAACATGTCAATCAAGGTTGATTGGCTTCTGAAGAATGCGGGAGAGCAACCATTATGACCATCGACCCCAAAGCCGCAGAACTCGCCAAAGCCCTTGCTGATGCTGTCGCCGCACAGCAGACGGAGGAGTACCAGGCGCTCGCTGAAGCTGCGAAGCGCAAGGCGGAGATTGATAGCGCTGCTGAGAAGGCCGCGTATCGCCTGAAAGAGCACTACATGCCGCTGCGAGCGGGCAATATAAAGCCAGCCGATCCATCGCGTTGGCCATCACACGCGCCAAAATATCCCGCGAGCACGATGGGTGCGCACAGTATCGCGCCGGCTGTGTTTGGCGCTGATGAGTCCATCTTCGACACGCCCTCCGAACCCGAACGCTACGAACTCCCTGAAGACGAAACCGCCACAGCTAAACCCAACGGCGGCCTTTCAGACTAACCCGCGCCAGCAAGGAGAACACCGATGGCATTCCTTACCCCCGAACAGAAGAAGTCCTTTGGCGGTGCCATCAACTTCTTCGGCTACATTCTCGCTGCGGCTGTCATGGTTGCGCTAGCCTGCAAGTTCATCCTGTCCGGCTACCCGCCAGCCTTTGCATGGCTTGAGCCCCTGAATGAGCTTGTCATCATTGCAGGCGCAATTGCCCTTGGCGTCGTGGTCTACTCGAATAACAAGCTGGTCAAGTGACCCAAGCCATCATCTGGACCGTCATTATCGTCACGCTTCTTTGCCTTGGCGGTCTTGTCGTCGGCATTCTGAACAAGGAAGGCTAGGCCTTCAGTTCTACCCGAATTTGAAAATCCCACGGGAGAGACACCATGGAGGTGTAACCTATGGCGGAAAAAGAGCCTAAAATACGCAAGAATACGGGTAACATGGGCAAGGGGCGCCCAAAAGGCTCCCCAAACAAGACAACCGCGCTTCTCAAGGATGCCATCCTGGAAGCAGCGCAGAAGGCCGGAAACAAGAGCGGCATGGTTGGCTACCTTGTGAGGCAGGCGGACGAGAACCCAGTCGCTTTCATGACGCTTCTCGGCAAAGTCCTTCCCATGCAAGTCGAGGGCACTGGCGACGATGGCGAAATCAAAATCACTGTGACGCGCAAGATTGTCCGTACTTGATCTTGAGATAGCGACAGCGCCGGTCTTTGAGCCGCTGCTGGAGCCTTGCCGCTACAAGGGCGCCTATGGTGGCCGTGGATCGGGAAAGTCGCACTTTTTCGCTGAAGCGCTTGTAGAGGCTGCTGTGACGCGCCCCGGCCTTCGCGCAGTCTGTGTCCGTGAAGTGCAGAAGTCCCTCAAGGAAAGCGCCAAGAAGCTCATAGAGGACAAGATACAGGCGCTGGGTGTCGGTCATCTGTTCAAAGTGCTGGAGACGGAGATCCGCACGCCGGGCGGCGGACTGATCATCTTCCAGGGCCTGAAAGACCACACAGCAGAGTCGATCAAGTCGCTGGAAGGCTTTGACATCTGCTGGGTGGAGGAAGGGCAGGCCATCACGGAAAAGTCGTGGAAGATGCTGCGTCCGACAATTCGTGCAGACGGTTCGGAGATCTGGGTAAGCTGGAACCCGCGCCGACGCATCGATCCGGTGGACATGTTCTTCAGGCAGGAGCAGCGCGCCAATGCGATCTGTGTGCGCGCCAACTGGGACAATAACCCGTGGTTCCCGTCTGTGTTGGATGACGACCGCAGGGACGACAAGGAAAAAGACCCTGATGGGTACGACCACGTATGGGAAGGCGATTACGTCACGGTCGTTGCTGGAGCATACTACGCCAGAGCCCTCAAGGATGCCCAGCGTGCAGGTCGCATTACCAGCCTCGCCTACGACCCGATGCTTCCGCTCTACAGCTACCATGATATTGGCGGTGCTGGGGCAAAGGCAGACGCTTACACAATCTGGCTCTGCCAGCGCGTCGGCGCAGAAATCAGGTGGCTTGATTACTACGAGTCCAGAGGACAGACGCTAGCCTACCACGCCAACTGGCTGCGCGATCATGGTTATGAGTCCGCGCACATCATCCTCCCGCATGACGGGCTGAACGCCAACAATGTCAGCGGCAAGAAGTTCGAGGACCACTGGCGCGAGGCCGGGTTCAACAATGTCCGTGTCGTTCCCAACCAGGGCATGGGCGCAGCCAAGCAGCGGATTGAGGCAGGCAGGCGCCTGTTCCCGCGCATGTGGTTCGACGAGAAGCGCACAGAAGCCGGTCGCCAAGCGCTGGGCTGGTATCACGAGAAGATAGACGAAGAGCGCGATGTGGGCCTTGGGCCTGAACATGATTGGGCAAGCCACGGGGCGGATAGCTTCGGGCTTGGCTGCATCGACTACCAGGAACCGAAAGGCGCTGACGATGCGCCGATGTATGCGGAGTACGGCACGATAGCATGATGGACGAAGGCGAAATGGGCGAACGCGGCGAATCCTCGGAGCACGAGGAAGCGGAGCTGCTTGCCATCCTCCAGCGTGAGGAACGCACGTCTGTCGGCTATGAGTCTGACCAGATCTACCAGGACCAGGTTGAGGCGTTCAAGCGCTACACAGGCGAGAACTACGGCACAGAGGTTCCGGGCCGGTCACAGGTGCATGACCGTACCGTCTTCGAAGTGATCGAATGGCTGCGGCCTGACCTTGAGCGTGTGTTTGCCTCCGGTGGCCGGGCGGTCAACGTGGAGCCATGGGGCGAAGACACTGCCGAGATGGCAGAGGATGCGTCTGACTATATCAACCACCTGTTCTTCGAGGAAATGGAAGGCGGGCAGATTGTCGATGCACTGGCCTTTGACGGCCTGCTGCAAAAGCGCGGGGTTGGCGCGGTCTACTGGCGGGATGGCGAGCTTGGCGATCCGCAGACCATGGAAGGTGGGCCTGTAGAGCTTCAGCGCCTGCAGGACAGTGGCGCGGTCATTCTTGGTGTTGAGCCGTCAGAGGATGGGCAAAGCGCGGTCATCACCTACCAGCCTGAAAAGAAGATGCCCCGGCCTGATGTGAAGTGCATTGCGCCAGAGGATTTCCGCATTGCCAGCCGGTCTACATCGCTGGAGCGTCCGCGCTATTGCGGGCATATCGAGCGGCCTACGAAGTCGGACCTGAAACTTGAGTTCCCCGATCATGTCGAGAAGATCGACGAGTACGCCACCGAATACGATGACCTGACGGAGATCGACGAACGCCGCGCCCAGCGCTTCTGGGACGAAGACGAGATGTACAAGCAGGAGCCTGCGTCATCTGACGAGGCCGTGGAAGTGCGTCTCTGGCGGGAATACATCTACTACGACCGCAATGGCGATGGTTATGCCGAGCTTCTGGAAGTGTTCCGCCTCGATGGCTGTATCCTCACGGTCGAGGAAGTGGACGACAACCCGTATTTCAGCTGGACGCCGATCCCGATACCGCACCGCTGGTTTGGCCTGTCGATCTATGACATTGCCAAGGACATCCAGAAGATCAACACCACGCTGATCCGGGGCGCACTGGACAGCGTTTACATGTCAGTGGCACCACGGACCATTGCGAACAACAACGTCAATTTGAGCGACTTGCTGACGGTCCGTCCGGGCGCCACGATCCGCACGAACAGCAATAACCCGGTCGGTCAGGACGTACAGCCATTCGTGACGCCGGATGTGTCGGCTTCTGCCCTCAACATGCTGGAAGTCATGCGGCAGGCCTCAGAGGCCCGCACAGGCGTGACCCGCAATGCACAGGGCATGGACCCGGATGCACTGAACAAGACAGCCACGGGCATCAAGCTGATGCAGAACGCGGCGTCTATCCGCAAGGAGCAGATCGCGCGCAACCTCGGGCGCGGTTTGGAGATGATGTTCCGCAAGATCTACCGGATCGTTGTCAGCCAGCAGGAGCAATCGCGCTCCGTGCACATGGGCAAGGGCCGGTTCAAGCGGTTCGACCCCGGCCAGTGGCCTGCAGAGGCGAAAATCCGCGTTCATGTCGGCAATGGCACGGGCGACCGTGAAACACAGCTGAACCAGCTGATGATGCTCTTGGGCCTCCAGCGTGAATGGGTGGCTAATTTCGGGCCGGGAAACCCGATTGTGGGCGTGGAGCAGCTGCACAACATGGTGGAAGAGATCGGTCGCACGATTGGCCGGCGCTCCGTGGACGAGTTCTTCAAGGACCCGCTCGACTTGCAACAGACGCCAGAAGGCCAGCAGGCGCTCCAACAGCTGACGGCGCCGAAGCCTGACCCGAAAGCCGAAGAAGCCAAGGCCAAACTGCAGATGGACCAGCAGAAGATGCAGGCTGACCAACAGATGGCTGCACAGAAGGCCCAGCAGGATGCCGCCATCAAGGCGCAGGAACTGGAGCAGAAGTCGCAGATCGATGCCCGCCAGTCCGAGATGGACCTCGCCAAGATGGAGCGGGAATTTGAACTCAAGCAATACCAGATCGAACAGGAGATGCAGCTGAAACGCGAGCAACTGGCAGCAGAGCTGAACCTGAAACGGGAACTGGCTTACGAGGAACTCAGCCTGAAGCGTGAACTCGGCATTGCCGGTGTTGCGGTCAAGGCGAATGGCAACGGATCGTCTCCGGTGCGCCCCGGTGGTGAACCCGGATGAGTGACACAGAAAAGGCGCTGATCGAAAAGCGCAAGGAACTCCTGGAATCCCAAGAGGCAGAAGCGGTGCTGAGCAATCCGCTGATCATGGGCTATTTCAGGGACGTAAAGGACCAGATGGTGGATGCCATGCTGGACCCCAGACTGGACATCGACGAGCGGACAGAGTGGCGCCTGAAAGTCACTGCGCAGGTCGTGAGCCAGTTTCTCAAGTACCTCGAACAGAAACGCGATCTGAGGGCGTTTATCGAGGACGAAATCAATGTGCTGAAGGGAGTCCCGAATGAGTGACCAAGCACAGGAAATGCTGGCCGGAACCGAAGAAGACCCTGCTGAAAGCCTGCTGGACGCATTTATTGCAACAGGCGATCTGGACGGTCTCGTAGATGACGAGTCAGAGGCACAAGCTGCGCAAGGCGCGGAGGCCGACCCGACCGATGACGAAACGGACGACGAAGACGATACCGAAGTCGAAGCCAAGGCATCTGATGATGATGCGGACGAAGACGAAGGCGAGTTTATCGAGTTCGAGACCGAGGACGGCGAAAAATCCCGCGTGTCTGTTGAGGAAGCTCTGCAGGCATACAACCAATTGAAGGAACTTGGCCCGGACGTCTCCCAGATACGTCATCAGGCCTTTGAGCAAGCAAGCCAGCAGGTCACACAGCGGGTCCAGCAACTGGACCAGCATATCCTGCAGGCTGCTGAAACCTTCGCGCTGATCAATGAGCTTGTGCCGAACCTTGAAGAGCCATCGGATGCCTATATCGATCCAAACAGCGAGCACTTCAATCCGGCCTATTACCGACAGCAGAAAGAGGCCATCGCCAATGTCCGCGAAATGGTGGACGGGGCAAAGGGCAAGCTGAAGGAATTGCAGGAGGCTCGCCAGAAAGAGGCAGCCACCCAGCGCGAAG